TGTTTACCAAAGATAATCAACAGGCCGTTGTGTGCTGCTAATGCTACAATCTCGTCGTACCCGTCAGGCCAAACTTTAGATATGTCAATAGACCCGCTAGTACCGCCAGACCAGTCATGTCCTATCAACAAGTCAGACCAGTACACTGTGGACTTGTCGTTGTTAACATCTGCTGTCCAGAGCCGTCCATAAGCCGCTAGAACCTCATTACCGTACATAGCACTGGTAACACCAGCAGCACCAGAAACGCTGCTCAGCTTGACTACAGAGCCTCCTGTAGCGTCATAGACCAATGGTTCGTTACTACGCTGAAAGAAGTAAATCTTGTCATTGAAGTTGACCATCTTCCAGTTGTCAGAAGTAATCGTAACTGACGCAGGTGTTTCATCAACAAGTGTTGTAGTACCACTAAGGATCTTGTTGTTACCAACAGAAAATACTGTAGTGTTGCCTGCGTTGTCTTCAAACTCTTTGATTGCTCTAATTTTGGCGCTGCCTAGTTCAGTCTTGTCTGTTGTAATGACACTGTAACCTTTGCGTGACGCAATACGACCACGCTTGTCAATTACTGCGTTGTCAGCAATGTCAGCAAACGAAGGGTCTTGAGCCAGTGGGGAATCTTCTGTATTGATTCCTTTGAAAGCTGGTGCAACAAGATTAATGCTTTGTAGTTGTTGAGCCATAGCTACCTCACGGCGTATAGAAGATTACTTCTTCTGGGTGCTTTTGCGCGTCTAGTGCAATAGCGTCAGACAGGTACTTATCAGCAATAGCAAAGTATTCAGGAGCAGAAGTGCCTCCAGTTTCTCCACGTTCACGAGCCAACAAAGCAATAGCCAAGTGAATCACAGGCATTGCAGGGATGTCCATTGTGTCGTCATTGGCAGACAGGTCAGCAGCACGTTTTACACAGTTAAAACGAATAGTGTACGCTTTGTCAGGAGTAGGGTAAATGTCAATCTGAGTGTCACCATCGCTGTCAACGCCGTTGTACGTGTAGTACGTTGGCGCACTCTTACGTGGGTCTGAGATTAAGTAAGCCTCATCAAAAAACGTAGCTGTCTTGTACTCCATAAACAAGTTAGCTGTGTCGTTGATAACGTTAAGAGCTTTGATTCTATTTTGGCTTCCTGTTAGTACGTAGTTAAAGACGTCAGCAGTAGTAGTAATTGTTAGAGTAGTCCGAAGTGCAGACCAGTCCCATGCGTCTTCTACTGTGCGCTTTGCGTCGTTAACAAAGTCACCTACCATTTTAGAGTAAGTGCTGCTTTGTACGGAAGTAACTTCTTCTTCTCGCATCCTTCGTAGGACGTTGTTTACTATGTTTAAATAGGTCATGCCATTCTTCCTGAATTTCTAGCAATTATGTTGTTTAGCTCTGCTACATAGTCTACTTGTTTTGGTAACTGTATTTGTCTATATTCGGGTGTTCTGTAAAAGTACTCAGGCGGAACAAAACTTTCAAACATACCTCCACCCCCTCCAGCAAACTGAGGCATACCCATGCTTGGTAAATCTACACTAGGCAAGTCTACACTGGGCAGGTCTACACTGGGTAACTCTGGTGTTGTTATCTCAGGTAACTCTGGTGTTGTTATTTGAGGTAACTCTGGTGTTGTTCCTGTAGGCAACGCTTCTCGAATAGGTTGTATAATAGCTTCATCAATAGCAGATCCTGCGGTTCTAACTACGTCTTCTGCTGCTGACCCTATGGGTCTAACTACGTCTTCTGCTGCTGACCCTACAGTTCTAACTACGTCTTCTGCTGCTGACCCTATGGGTCTAACTACGTCTTCTGCTGCAGCTAACACGTCTCCAATAGCCTGTGCTGGAGGTTCTACTATAGGTGCCACTGCTTGACCGCCTGCTCTAACCACGTCCTCTGTAGTTGATCCTACTGTTCTTACAACGTCTTCTGTTGCTGACCCTACTGTTCTTACAACGTCTTCTATGGCCTTAATTTCTTCTGGAGTGTCGCCAAAGTCAGGAACCTGCACGTTGCCAAAAAGGTCTAAGTCAATGTCAGGTATGTCTATGCCGGGGTCTAAAAATCCTAGAGTTCCGTCTTCATCTAAGTAGCCACCTTCATAAGTAGCAAAGTCAACTATGTCTGAAACAATATCAGTAGCGTCTACGTCTTCTCCAAAAGCAGCGCCTACTGCTGTTTCTATAAATGGGTTTAAAGCCGCTATAGGGACAGTAGTTTGTGCTGGAATTATAGTCCCGTCTTCTAATACCGTATCTTCTTCAAACAAGTTGTCTACTTGTACGTTGCCCATTGAGTCAGCGTAGTTAGTTCGTACATAGTTTTGAAGCTCGCTTGTTGTGTACGTTTGTACAGCCCCTAGTGCAATGTCTTCAATGTCGTCACCAGCAACAGCCCCTGAAGCAATACCAGTAGCTATATCAACCACGGTATCATAATCTGTTCTCAAGGCGTCCGCTGTGTTCCAAATAGCGTTGTCGATAGCAGCACCGGCATCAGAACTAGCGGCTATAGCGCCTGATTTAATTCCTTCTGCTACGTAGTCTAAACCAGAAGAAATACCAGCCGTTACAAGAGCAGAAGGGTCTACTTCACCAGTCACAGCCCCTTGAACAATAGCGTTAGCAAGAACATCACCAGCAACTTGGCTTACAAAACCGCCAGCAGTTGCCCCTGTAGCTGCTCCTGTTGCCCCTGCTGCTGTTCCTGTTGCTGCCGTTGCAGTTCCACTAGGTGCTAAAGCGCCTCCAATAGCCCCTCCTAATGCAGCTGTAGCTGTGGCAGCAATCACACCTACCATAGCATTCTTAACATCGCCACTAGGTGCTTTATATGTTTTTACGTAGGCAGAGCCATTCCACTTGTAAGTGTCTCCGTCTTCGTTAGTTATGTTGTAAGTGACTCCGTATTTATCAAGGAGTGCTTTGTTAGTATCTGAGTTTGCCCAGTTGTTGTATGCTGCTTGTCGGGCAGAGCTTAACTGTTGATTAAGTACAGTTACGTCTTGTCCGGGGTCACTAGGATCTACAGTAAGATCTGCATCTCCTTCCATAAGCATTTGTTGATCTTCTGTAAACCCCGCTCCTCCGACACCTTGTTCAGCCCAGTTACCTACGTCGTATTCGCCAGACTGAATTAACTGTTCACGTTCAGTCATGTAAGCAAGGTAGTTGTCAAAGTCGCCAAAAGCTTGTTGAAGTGTTTTAGACCCTTTGTCGTTAAAGTACTTTTTTAAGTCTTCTTCAGTTAATTGCTCAACGTCTCTTTTCTGAGACAACAAAAGATCAAGGTTTGCATCGCCAGTTTCTTGACCACGTATAAACGTAAAGGTCATCTCTGGTTGTGCTTCTTCTGCTGCTTTTACGTCTTCTTTAGTAGTAGGAGCAGGTTTTACTGGCGCTCTAACAACAGGATCCTCTACAGTTTCAACAGGCGCAGGAGGATCTACTTCTATTGGACGTGGAGGTGTAGGCGGAGGTGTTTTAACTACTCCTTCTGGCGCAGATGGCTGAGGAAGATTTACTTCTGAGTATTCTTTTGAGTCTGCTGTTCCAGTTAACATACCTTCTTTTGTTGTAGGCGCTGGTTTAGTTGTGCCTACAGGATTAGACGTAATGCTAACTCCCGGTTGAGGATTCTTAGCTAAAAACCTAGCTGCTGCATAAACACTAGGAAACTGTTGTGTGCCTACGTAATATGCCATTTACTTTTCCCTCGATACGCCCTTGGTTTTTTCATAAGAGCGCATAGCGCCAAGACCAAGCATACCCATCAGTACAGGCATCATAGTCTCTAGGTCAATGAGTGGTATAGTGACTTCAATAGCCAACAGAGCTAGTACAAAGTTGGTGAAGGGTATAACCATAAAGTTACCCGTCATACCCAAGACACAACACCAGCCAACAGCAGGTCTCCAACCAGAGACAAACAAGGACTTATGTGCTGCTTCTACTTTGTTAACCTCTAACTGTGCCTTAGCAAGCTCCTGAGCGTGTCTCTGAGCCATTGTAGCAACTTCATGGGCCAGTTTAGCCTTCTGGTCCTTGTCCTGTACAAACTTGTCTAGAAGCCCTGTAACAGGCCCTATGAGAGACTCAATCATCGAGCAAACTCCAAGATAGCAATAGCCATGGTGACGATGATAGCAATAGACGCAAAGCCACCTGTCATCATCTTCTCAAGCTTATCAAAGCGTTGGTTGTGTGCGTCCAGTTGCATCTGAATCATTTCGTAACGAATGCTGCACTCACGCTCATGAGCTTCTAACCGACTTATTGCTTGCTCTAGGTCCGACATGACTATTCCTTACCGCTCTGGTTCTCCACAGTTACCTGTGCATTTAACTTACCTATCTCTACTTCAATCTTGTTTAGCTGCCTGCGTAACTCGTGTATCTCTACGTTGCGTTCTTCCAGAGCCATGATCTTAGCGTTCTGTATAAGATCATCTGGTAACGCACCACGCATACCCAAAGGCCATTCACGAACAAACGCAGAGTTTTCCAGTATGTTCATGTTCTGTATTTCTTGACCGTGTTCAATAGAGATGATACGAGTGTCAAGAGTTACGTAAGCAGTAGTAGCCATAACGATGCCAGCACCAAGAGCAACTAAGTTCCTTAGCGGTATAGCTACCTTGGTGTTGTCATCAATCTCAGGCATTACCAAGGCATACCATCAGCAGATACAGGGTTCTTTTGTCCTTCAATATTTGCTGTTAGTGCAGCCTCAGTGTCTTCTTGGTTCACTGATTCCCAAACCCAGCCCATAACAACTTCTTCTGTCAGGCTGTCGTAAGCAACAAAGTCATCAGCATCAGCATCAGGTGTAAAACCTACAGTGCCGTATGC